AAGATATATTCTTTTCTGCCATATACTATTAAATATTGATAATGATAAAATCGCTAGATTCAAAAGCAGAATCCGTTATTCTGTAATCTATTTTAATTCTTGCTGTGTGTTCTAATTGTGCAATGTTGGTAACTTTAAATTCTCGTTCACCATCCATGTTTACCGTATACCCTTTATCTTCCAACCCCGCAGATGCTGGTTCTACAGTGATATTAGTAACCTGTAGGTTTGGCATATAATTACCAATCGTATCTCTAATTTCAGATTCAATATCCGAAAACGTTGGTCCATCTAAAGGTTCAAAAATATACTCATAAAGACGAGTACCAAAATTGGGTAAGAAGTACCTTGATCCTTTTCTTGTTAAAAGTAAGTGAACTAAGTCAGATCTAATTTCACCTTCAGTAGAATTTGTTACATCCAAATATCTACCTGTAAATGAATCCACAAAAGGAAAAGAAATACCGTATGTAATACCATTTGCCATATCTAATAAATATATGTCGTGATTGTTTCTAATAAATAGATATAAAATAAAAATCCCGACAATGTGTCGGGATTAATGTCGCGATTAATGTCGTGATTAATCTTATTAAGCCTCTTCTGTTTCGTTATCGGGATCCAATACTTTAGCAAGTCCTAATAATAAACCTGTCACACCCCAACTAATTGCAAGTCCTAAAGGAAATCCTGTCATTGACGCAATTAAGATAGCCGCGGGTACTCCACCCCAATTTCCGATATTTGCTGCTCCAATATCTCTCATGATTCTACCTAACTTTTCTTTAGGTGTTTCATTATCTTCTTCTTCACTCATTTCACCATCCATAGCTTCCCCCGCAAGATCTTTAACTGCATCATGAGCATCTTTTGCTGATGAATACTGATCAATACCTAAATTATCTAAAACGTTTTTGATTTTATTTTTTTCGCTATCCGATAGATTTGATACCATATCTTCTAATTTCATTTGAACCTTAGGTGAGTCAACAATTCTTTCTACTTTTTTAGATGCCATGGAATCTTCAGCATCTTCTTTTATAATTCGTTTAACAATATTTGTCAAATCATTTTCATTAAGTCTTACTATTTTTTTCATGATAATTTTTATTTATAAATATCACATATAAAAAAAAAATCACGACTGAAATCGTGATTTATTGTTTTTTTAGGAAGAACATCCAAAACATTCAAAATCTGAATTTTCAGGTTTTGACGGTAAATTTAGATTACTATATTCAACTTTCGGTGGTTCAGGTGTTACTTTTGGTTTCTGTTTTTTTGATATGTCCATTGCCAAATGTTTTGCTCCTGTTGAAATCGCTTTGGTTCTCACATAATAACAAAGTGTTTTCAATCCTCTTTCCCAAGAGTGGAAGTGTGATGATGTAATCTTTGATAATGTTGGATTAGACATATAGATATTCATTGATTGTGATTGATCAATGAATGGTGCTCTATCTGCCGCCATATCAATAAGTTGTTTTTGTGATATCTCCCAAATCGTTTTGTATTTAGGAATCAAATGTTCAATTCGTTTAACTTTCTTATTGTAATTTTTATCTTCAGGATCTAAGTAGTTATTGAAATTAATGTTCTGGATTGACCCTTCATTCATAATAATTTCATTCTTCAAATCCTCAGACCATATACCTATTTTTTCAAAGTCCGTGATTAAATATTTGTTCACAATCATGATCTCACCACCAACAACTCGTCTGTTAAAGATTGCTGAGTGAGCCGGTTCTGTCATTTCATAAGATCCTGTGATCTTTGCTGAAGACGCAACTGGCATTTGTGCTGTGAATAATGAGTTACAAACACCATACGTTTTAACGCTGTCTTTCAATTTGTTCCAATTCCACATTCCTGATAGTTGTGTCTCATCAATATTCCACATATCAAATTGGAATACTCCTTGAGACATTGGTGACCCCTTGAAGAATTTGTATTGTTCGTATTTTCCATTCATACACAACTGATTACTTTCGTAAATCGATGCGTAATAGATTGTTTCAAAAATGTCTCTGTTTAATTTTTTTGCTTCATCAGACGTGAAGATATAGTCCATTAAATAAAATACATCCGCTAAACCTTGTGTTCCAATAGCAATTGCTCTTTGTTCTAAACCACCTTTTAACCCTTTTTGTGTTGAGTAGTTATTAATGTCTACAACTTTATTGAGTGATCTTACGACTTTTCTAACCTCATTAAATAAAAGTTCAAAATCAAACTTTCCTGACTTAATAAAGTTTTTCAACACCATAGATGATAAGGTACAGATTGCAGTTGTTTCTTCATCAGTATACTGATAGATCTCATTACAAAGATTTGATTGTTTAATCACACCGATGTTTTGGTGATTAGTTTTCCTATTTGCATTATCTTTAGAACATAAGTAAGGAACACCAGTTTCAACTTGTGATTCAATAACTTTAGTCCAAATGTCTTGAGCCTTAACTTTTTTACCAAGACCCATAGAGACCGCTTTGTTATAAACTTCCTCATATTCGTCACCAAAACACTCTTGTAATGGTTTTAATCCTGATTTCTCAATATCGTTAGGACAGAATAAATACCAATCACCATTTTCTTTAACTGACCTCATAAAGTTGTCAGGTATCCAAAGTGCGGTGAATAAATCACGAGCTCTCAATTCTTCAGCACCTGTATTCTTTTTAATGTCTAACAAATCAAAGATATCTTTATGCCAAGGCTCAATATAGATTGCCGCCGAACCTGGTCTACGACCTTGTTGATTAAAGAATCTAAGTGATTCATTAACAATCTTAAGGTATTTTAACAAACCACCAGCATATCCACCTGAACTAGAAATTCTACTTTCTTTACTACGAATGTTAGACATTGATAGTCCAATACCAGCGGCATCAGATGAGAACGTAGAGATGTCAGTCAATGTGTCTAACAAACCTTTTCTTGAGTCAGAATCATTATAATGAAGTACACAAGACGCTAATTGAGGAACTCTAGTCCCTGAATTAATCATAATAGGTGTTGCCTTTGAAATTAATTGTTCTGATAAAGATCTATAGTATTCAAACGCATCGGTGATGTTTGATGTAACCCATAATGCAACTCTCATATACATATGTTGTGGTCTTTCAATAACTTTACCATTTGGTCGTTTCAATAGGTACATTTCCTGTAATGATCTCCAAGCGAAGTAGTCAAAGTTGTAATCATTTTCGTGATTAATAACCGCATCGATAGTATCTTCACCATACTCTTTAATGGTCTCAATAAGTTTTTCATTAATAATTCCATCCTCATAAAGTTGCATCATAGTTTGTGAAAAACTATCATTTGTTTCTTTATGGTATGAAGAAATTGCTACAGACGAAGCCAATCTTGAGTAATCGTGATGACTACCAGTGTAAGATGCCGCGATCTCATAAACTAACTTATCTAGTTCTTTTGTGGTTACTTCACCTTCAGTTGGTACTGATGTTATAACCTTAATAAAAATCTCGTCTGAGTTTACATTCAAACCTTTTGACGATCGTTTTACTCTGTTGTAAATTTTTTGTGGGTTAAATGAGACTGCCTCACCACCTCTTTTAATTATTTTTAATGACATGTTATAAAATTTAAAAATCGTCTGTGAATGCTATAGTTTCGTTTAACTTCGCTTTTTGATATTCCATCGTTCTTGATTCAAAGAAATTACCTTTAGTTTCAACCGCAATTTGTTCCATGAACTTGAATGGTTGTTCTACGTTAAATTCTTTACTACAACCCATTTTAACCAGTAATCCATCGACAACAAACTCAAGATATTGTTTCATTAAGTTTGAGTTCATACCGATCAAAGAAACAGGAAGTGATTCAGTGATAAATTCTTTTTCAATCTCAAGAGCCGACAACACAATTTCTTTAATTCGTTTATCAGAAGGTTTATCCTCTAAATGATTATTCAATAAATGAATTGCAAAATCACAATGTAAGTTCTCATCTTTAAAGATAAGTGTGTTAGCGTTACATAAACCTTGCATTATTCCTCTTGATTTCATCCAGAAAATAGAACAGAACGAACCTGAGAAAAAGATACCTTCAACCGCAGCAAACGCAACTAATCTTTCAGCGAATGATGCGTTGTCAATCCATTCTAATGCCCACTTCGCTTTTTTCTGTACCGCTGGTAATCTATCAATTGCGTTGAAACATTCATCTTTTTCTTTTGGATTTGAGATGTACGTATCAATTAATAGTGAATACATAAGTGAGTGGATGTTTTCCATCGCCAATTGGATTCCATAAAAGAATTTCGCCTCAGGGTATTGTACTTCTCGGTAGAAGTTTTCTGCCAAGTTTTCATTCACAATTCCGTCCGATGCCGCGAAGAATGATAATACGTTTTTAATAAAGTATTTCTCATTTTCTGTTAATGTTTCCCAATCTCTGATGTCGTTTGTTAAATCCACCTCTTCTGCCGTCCAAAAAGCCGCTTGGTGTTGTTTGTAATATTCCCATATATCATTGTGTTCAATAGGGAAGATGACAAATCGACCAGGATTTTCTACTAGTATTTTTTCCATTTATTCTAAATTTTTTTATTTGTTAATTTGACTGTGTTTCTCTTTGTTTTCTCTTTTCCAAGAGTTCTTTAACTCGTTGTCTTTGTCTTTCTTCTTTTTGTTCTTCAAGACCCAAGAACGTTGTTGTACTTTCAGTATCAATTTCAATCATTGCATTGTCGAATTTACAATTCTCAAATATAACCCCATCATCACCGATACGTGATTTTGTAATTGCAATAGTTGCTAACTTCATTTCTTTTTGTTGTAATGTTTTAGCAACCGATATAATTACGTGACCCACTTGTGCCTTTTTAATTGATCCACCCATTTGATCCGTTGTCACAACCTCTGAAGATATTGATGATCGGTTACCTTGTGTTGCCGTCCAACCAACAAGATTCATTTCGTGACACATTGCCTCAAATGCTCTCATCACTGACCCTTCACTCTTCCATTCATCACCCAAGTTCTTATCAGGAACCACACAATCAATATAATCTAAAATAATCATATCAACTTTAATTCCATCCGAAACCATTTTTCTAATTTGATTTTTGATTTGTAACATCGTCATAGTATCTGATGGTAACTTTTTCATAATCAACTTGTTTGGCATTGATTCCTCAATTTCTCTAACTTTAGTCATCACTTCCTCTCTTTTTTCTGACAAATCGTCAGGATGGATTTTAGTCCATAAAGTGAAGTGTTTTCTTTGGATTACCTTTGGGTTGTCCTCGAAAAATATCTGAAGAACATTGAACCCTAAGTTAAATGCGTGGTTTGCCATCTTAGTTAAAATGGTTGATTTACCCACACCTGTTGGTGCTAAGATAACACCAATTTCTCCTTTTGCTAAACCACCTTTTAATAATCTATCAATACCAGGTATTCCCATTGGGATCGGGTGTCTGTAGTCATCTTCAAGAACTTGTTCTAAGTTTGAGAATACATCTAACATTGACGTATCTTTTGCACCAACTTGTAGTGCCGACTTAACCAATTCCTCAAGGGTATCGTAGTTCTCAAATTCACCTCCATCGATGATCTTTTGAGCTTTACCCATTACCTTTTGGAGTTCTTGTTGTTTACAGAATTTCAAAGCCTTTTCTTGTACGAAACCTACACCATCAATAGGTGCATCCTTAATTTTCTTAATTGTGTCTAACACAATCTTAGATGCAATCTCTTGTTGGAGTTCTGATTTTGTAATCTGATCAAGGGTTTCAAATGACGGGGTATGGTCGTATTTTACATAATACTCTCTAATCATCTGAATAATGATTTTGAAATATTTATTTTCAAAATAATTGTTCTCAATCACATCAATAATTGAATGTGAAAAGTCCTTATCTACGATGATTTGATTTAATAATTGTAATTGAAAAGTATTACCTAAATACTCAAAATTCTTACCTGTCGCCATATAGTTTTTTTCCGTTAGTAAAAATAAATAGTATTAGTTTTTGATAAATTCAGGGTACGCGAAATTAAATTTTCCACCTGAAAAAATGTCAGTAAGGATACCGAGTATGTTTTTTAGTTTTGGGCGTAGGTCTACGGTATATCTGACCTTTGGGGGGTAGGGTTTAGCGTCGAATACTCTCTGACAAATTGTCATATCTCCGAGCTTAATAATTAGGTTAAAATTTTCAGGACCATCTGTGATTGACGTATTTAGAACGTCAGGGTTCTCTGAAATTTCATACTGATTGTCCAACATATAGGTCACAGTTCTCATCTTCAAATCATATTGTAATTCTCTACATAGATTATCAATATAGTCGTAAAACTCTTCTGATTTGTGAGCGTTTCTGTTAAAACCTCTCACATTAAAGAATCGTTGAACCACGATGTTGTCATTACACATTAACAAAAATTCAACTTTTGTTATTTCTTGTTCTTTCATAGTTTTTTTGTTTTCTACTTTTTGTTTCTAAACTTACTTTTTTCTTTTCTTGTTAACTTAAGAAATGGTTTCAAAAAACTTACCCAAGCGTCGTCACCTTTTGGTAGGTATTTGAAGAATCCGTCTTCCATCATCATTCTAATTAGATTTCTATGTCCTCTTCCGTCGGGATCCATCGACTCAGTGTAATATAAACTAACTAATTCTTTGTCTTCATCACTTAAGAGTGGTTCATCTAAGTCGACAAGTTTTTGGTTGATCACAAAGAATTCATCACCAAAAATACCTTCTTTAGTTTTACCACTTAATAGGTTCTGAAGAGCTACGTTCCCCTTTTCCTCCTTAAGTAAATTAGTACTTCTACCTAAAATATAGGGTATTTGTACTATTTCTTCAAGTAGTTCAGGAAATAATTTAACTAAAGTTTTCTCACCAAGATAAAATATCCCGTCAATGTTGTCGGAACTATCACCAGTGAGTATCTTTACGGTTTTAACATTAAAGTGGGGAACTTCAATATCATGTAATTTAATCTTGTCCCCCAACTTGTAATATTGTTTTGTGGATGGCGAATAAATTGAGACCTTATCAGATATAAGTTGGGTTAAGTCCCTATCACTCGAGAATATAGTTTTTGTCTCATCTAATGATACTTGACAGTAATAAGCTATCAAGTCATCAGCCTCTGAGTTCTCCGTCTCCAATTGTCTTACAAACATCTCCTCGAGGTATTGTCTAACCCTCTGTTTTTGTTCCAAGAATGCATCTTCTTTTTGTTCCGATTCGGAAGGTCTCCGATTCAATTTGTACTTTGGGTAAATCAATCTTCTTTGTGAAGATGAGGTTTTAGAATCCCAAAATACCACAACCTTATCATAGTTGTGTTCTTCCAAGAATTTACGAAGAGTATTCAAAAAGTGCCAAACACCACCAACGTGTTTCCCATTGTGGTAGAAATCTCTAACACCGTGAAACCCAATTTTCAATAAATTATTCCCGTCTACTAATAATGTTTTGGACACTTCTTTTAATCTTGGGTGATTTCTACTCAACTTCTTCCTTTTCCGCTTTCAAATCAAAGTCACCATCAACTCCAATTATGTCTTTCCAATAGTCAGCATATTCTTTCTTATACTTTTCTATTGATGCTTTTTCTTCTGTGGTGTCTTTACCAGGTAAGAAACCGTGTGGAGTAACAATAATTCTTCCATCTTCAAAACCAAGACCATTAATGTGGTTTTTCATAACCGACACTTTTGTTCTTTGAGCGAACTTTACAGTTCTCTTGTCTTTTGTTGCCGTGATCTTTGTTGTCCCCGCACCTTTTTGATTACCAAATAAGAATACCAAAGATGAGTTTAACCAAATCGCTTCACCACCTTTTGCTTTAATCTTTGGTTGTCCAAATGGATTGTCAGGTAGTTCCACCCAAGGCTGATTAACGATAATTAAGGTATTTTCATGTTTAGAATCTGATTTACGTGAACCTGAAATTCTTTGGTTAATACCCATACCAATTTTATCGGCTAATGTAGAAGCATTGTGTTGTTTACCACCCTTACCTTCGTAAGTCATTTTACAAGGAACTGACCCAACTGAATCCCACATAATACAAAGTGAGTAATCTAATTCACCTTTTAGTTGTGCGTCCAATAGTTCATTAATGTAATCTGTGATCTGTTCAATGTAACTGAAGTTATTGTTAAATAAGAAGAATCCGTCCCAAGTTAATTCACCTGTTTCCTCATCAACTACTTCCTCACATTCAAAACCCATAATTTTAGCATGTTCAAAAGACCATTTTTGTTCCGTAATAATGAACACAGGAAGAATACCTTTCTTTTGGGCATCAACCGCAGTTTTAACAAGTG